ACCATAATATAGATAAAGGTTAAATATTAGCAAGTAATATTTAACCTTAAAGTAAGGACAATTATTTATTAGGTGTTAGTTTTGTTGTCTCAGTCATGAAAGCCCCGAAACCAGCTGATTTCTTAAGCGCATTAATACGCACTTTAGAACCCCCAGAGATTAACTCAATCTTTGGTACGTGTGGGACGACAACTAAACCACCTCCTATGGTTGCTTTAACCAACCATAAGTGAGAAACACCTTGTATAGAACCTGTATAAGAAATAGTACGAGAACCTCCTTCTTTAGCCGCTTTACCTAGCAATCTGAACACCTTCTCTAAGACCCTACGATCACCAAAAGGTGATTCAGAACGAGAAGAATAAGCAGCCTTCTTCTCTAATGAGAAGTTTAACACTGCAGCCAATTTGGAATCTAGCAACTCTTTATAATCTAAGTGTGAGCTATTGAACATATTAAGAACGTTAAGCACTTTCTTTCCAACTGAACGAACAACATCTTGAACTGGATGTAAGAACCCTTGTTTAACTTTACCTGCTTGTGAATTAACTAATAGAGAAAGTGATTGCCCTGTACCAACAAGATGAGACTGCATGTCATCTGGTTTAGTAGACATGTCAGTAGAAAGAAGTGTAATAGCATCGACCATACGTTTAGCAACAGCATCCAATTTGGACATCTGCTCAGACAGCAGCACAAAGTAATAGAAAGAAACTATATCCGCCATACCAAAACCTAACTTCTCAACCGCCGCTGCTGTAAATGACTCTGCCCCAGAAAGTGGTAACGGATGTTGTATACCCGACACTTCCTGTGGTAAGGCATTAAGCATAGCTAAGAACTCTAACTCCTTATCTTTAAGGAATATAGAAACAAACTCCCAATAATCCTGACCCTCAAATAGACCCCTCTTTCTAAGAACATCTCATAATGAAGGGATACCTTTAGGCTCGGAGATACACTCAACAATGGCTTTAACTGGGAGACCAGTTACCTCAACACCATTAAGTGCCAAACGTGAACAGAACTCAGCACCAGATAGATCAGAAGAATAAGGTGCAACAGATTTATGCATAGATATAACCATTCCTAAATCACTCATAATTTCTTTATAGTGATCAGCGACCTGTTTTGATGCAATAACTACATCATCTCCCAATATAACATAACTAGTGAATGAATCTAAACCGGCAAGACGTGCAGCCTCTTGAACAACTACATGGTGAAATAACGCCAATGCAGGGAAAGAAGATTTGAACCCCATTGGTTGACCAACTGCGTAGGAAACATGGTGACCTGTCTCAGTCAAGAACTTACGGTTACTTAGGATTTCACCTCATAACTTTGCAAGCTCTTCGTCACCTAGGAGGGCAGCCATCATACTAACCTGAGCTTTTAGAGGAAGACGATCAGTTGCCTTAGATAAATCTAGAGAATAAACCTCATTGGAAGACTTTGTTAGCTCTAATACTTGCTCGAAACCGCGATCCTGATCAAAAGTACAATCCTGAGGAATAGATTTAAGAGCAGAGGCCAACATATCATGGAAAGGAGAAAGAACTGACTGTGTGAAATAATCACCGATAGCAATTATTCTTGCTTTTGTGGACTTCTCGAATAATACATGTAACTTAGAGTGTGAACCACCCGTCCATCCTTCTGAGCCAATATCGAACATAGAGAACTCAAAGACAACATCTTTAAGTCTCTGAGCAACCAGTGGAAGGTTCATTTTCGCACACAAGGCTCTCAGAGTTTGTAATAAGTCGGGATCAGCGTGAACTTCATAAGCATCGAGATGAGCAGATCATATGGCATGACCATTTGGACCCGCGGATTGAGACTCATGGAATTGGTGGTTCTCACAAGCCTTCTGAAACACTGCTTTCATTGCAGTCTGACCTAGACCAAGACGGGCAAGGGCTTGAGCGAATGATAATTTATCACCCGTTTCATCCTCACCAGTGAAACGACCTGTGATAGACTCCAGTGAAGGGGCAGTAGGGACAACAAGGACTTTGGGAGTACTTAACAGACTTAGTACAGCTCTAATGATTTGACGCTTTTGTGATGCCGAGACAGTTTGCTCGTAAGCTTGGATTATTTGTAAAAGTGCATGAGGGCAATTTTCGGCTCCATTTCATCACGCCTGAGGTATATCCCCTTGTGCACGTGACCCTGAGAGAACATAAACTTTGAACCAATTGTTAAGATCAGTGATATGAGCACAGTAACGTTGTGGAGAATCTGCGTATAGACCATCCATAAAGGCAAACAGTCTAGAGAAACTTACTTCAAGATGAGGAGCGTTAGTAGAGAATAGTAATTTGATATACTCTCTTAATACTGCAGTAATCTGTAAATATCTTTGAGAGTTTCTCTTGGCATTAACTTGTGGTATTTTGAAAGGATTATCCTCGATACGTGGTATTCCGGACTTCATAAGAACAACAGTAGGAGATGGCATTATGGGCATGTTATCTAAACCTAATTTATGTGATGTGTGTAGATGTCTACGATTTTTCATTGTAACCAGAATGTATCAAGCCTCCTCCTCTAGACGACGAGTACATCCCTCAATGATTGGGCTTGCAAATGTGACTTTGAAAGTGAGACCAGTAAATTAATACCGGAGGTCACAGTCAATTCTTTAAATTTGATGACGAGGACATCATCCGGAATTTCAGTATATCCGTAAACATATTTGGTATTTACTTATTACGACAGATTATACCAGAATGTTCGCCGTATTAACTCATAATAATGTGACAACTTCGATAAGTAAACTGATAAAGGTTATATGATATTTTCAGAATGTCACATGTTTATAGTAACGAACTGAGCTTCACCTTGTTACCTTGCAAGAAATAACAAGGATTAAAATAAAAGAGATGAAATTTAAACATAGGAGTTGAGATCAACACTCCTACTTTCAGATGGTGAGTTGCACTTGCCTTTACAACTTTAGTCTTAATATAGGAAAGTGAAGCAATAGAAAATACCTCGTCAGGTATTTTCTATACGGGCAAGGTATGTGGAAGTCACTCCAACAAAGCGGTGAACTTTTG